AAAATACCACAAGAAAAGTATAAAAATATATTTAAGGGTGCTTATGAAAGACCAGAAAAATATGTAGCAAAGAACAAGACACGAAAAGTCAAGAAGAATTACTTATAGAGGTTCTCATATAAAATGGGCGTTTTAAATGAGAAAAGGTGTAAAACATAAATATAAAAATAATATAACAAATATTATTTTTCCTTAGTTTTATTGAAAATCGGCGTTTTAAATGTGATAAGGTGTAAAAAAGTACAGCAAAAATAACTTTTTAAAAAAGTACAGCAAAAATAACTTTTAGAAAAAGTACAGAAAAATGTACTATATTTTTATATTTTTATATTTATATATTTATATATAAATATGACTTCACAAGAATTTACATTTACTGGTCTTGTTCAATCATTTACTGTCCCTGATGGCGTAACAAGTCTAACAATTAAAGCAATTGGAGGGGGAGGAGGTCAAGGAAGATATGCCGATGGTGCTATCGGAAGGGGAGGTGGAATAGTAAATACACAATTAAATGTAAATCCTAATGACATATTAAATATATATATAGGGGATGGAGGCAAGTGTCATAGACCATTCACATCTGCTGAAAACAGATACTCAAATGGTGGTAATGGAGGTAAATCTCAATCAAATGGTGGTGGTGGGGGTGCTTGTACATGTATTACATTAAATAATGATTCTGCCATGGTTGTTATTGCTGGTGGAGGTGGAGGTGGGGCATATTTTAATGACCCGCCAGCAAGAGGAGGTCATGGTGGCGGTAATGATACAGCTGATGGAGAAAATGGTAGGGGAGGAACAGGAGGAGAAGGTGGTAAAAGTGACGGTAGAGGTGGTTTCTTTACTCCGGATTCTAGTTCCAATGGTGGTAATGGCTCCAATAATGGTTTAATTTGCGGAAATGGTGGAAATGGCGGTGTAAACGGTGGAAATGGCGGGGGGGGAGGAGGATATGGAGGCGGGGCAGGACGTGGATCACAAAGTGGTCAAGGAGGATATGGTGGGGGTGGTGGAGGTAGTTCATTTGTAAATCCAGAATTAACTAGTTCTACAAGTTTTAATTATGTACAACTAACAACTGGAAATGATGGTACATATGGAGCAGGAGGTGAATCAATTCCTGCTTCAGGCAGTGATCCTGGATCAAGCGGTAATCCTGGTTATGTATTAATTACTTGGAATATTCCTATATCCAATATTTGCTTTCCTTCGGGAACACCCGTGAAAACCGATCAAGGTATTATACCCATTGATAAAATTGACATAAATTACAATACAATAAACAATAAACAAATTGAAGGGATTACACAAACTAGGACGATTGATCGTTTCTTAGTGTGTTTTAAGAGAAACTCCCTCGGACCGAATTATCCTACAAAAGACACCATTATGACAAAAGACCACAAGGTTAAGCATAATGGAAAGCTACTACCCGCACATCAATATGCTAAACGTTTTAAGGATGTACGATTTGTAAAATATACTGGCGAAGTTCTATACAATGTCCTATTGGAAACGTATTCTACGATGAACATTAATAACATGACTTGCGAGACCCTCCATCCAAATAATATAATTGCTAAAATGTATACCAATAAATTTACAGAACGTTACAATAACAATGTGATATCTGTAATGAATTATTCTTTATTAGCAAGAGATTTTGCTTCATATAAAAGTATTGTGAATCGAGCACACTCTTAGAAAGTACTTTTACACCTTCGCACATTTACACCTTCGCACATTTATCAGCGTAGCAAGTAAAACGCCGATGATAAAAATTTAAATGTTTTTTAAATTTTATCCAAATCACATATATCAATTTGAGATTTTACATATTTATATTGAATAGATGGTTTTGATATTTCGCTATCATTTTGAATATATACATTTATATTATTATAAATGAAACTAACAAAAAAAAATCCATCTTGTCCATCGTTAATATAATCTTCATAAATGTAATCAGCAATATCAATTACTGTATCATATTTTTCAATAATACACTCTGGATGCTTACTTATTAATTTTAAATTTTCATTAAGTTTACTTTGGGTATAAGTTTGTTTATCTAAACCTAATTCAGACAAATAACTATCTGTTATTAATGACTTACTTAAAAAATTTTCCATTATATTACTTTATGTATTTATATTTAAATTTAAATAATCGGCGTTTTAAATGTTAAAAGGTGTAAAAGGTTGGTTGGTTAGTCCTCCGACCTATTAAAATACCATCTCGTCGAGAGATATTGCAGTTTGCTCTTCGACATATCGCTACCATCCATCATTTTTTCATTCGGACCCTTATCCACAATAGACTGAATAGCGGAAGTACCTAAAGAATTATTAAAATAGCGAAGATCCGATGTAAACCCAGAAAACCCCCCATTCATCGAGACAAATACATCTCCATAATTCTGTTTCGGTACGCTTTTCAAAATATGACGTTTAGCTAAAACACCATTAATATAGACATCCAATTGATTCTGATTACTAACGCGAATAATGACATTAACCCATTTATTCAAAGGCAAATCCTTGACAATAACTTCTTCCTTTGGTTCATCAAAGGTGCTCATGACGACGACTAAATTATTCGTATGAGGGGCAATATATAAACCAGGACCATTATTCGGGTAATTCATGCCTGTAGGCGCGTTACTAACATTTATACCATCATTCCCCTTATGAAACACGTGTTTATAGTCATTTTCTTTATAGGCAAAATCATTCACAAATATCCAGACAGACCAGGTAAACTCTAAACCATCGGTGTTATTGATGGACCGTAAAATGGGAATGGCACCGGGGACTTTGGGATCTTGGGGGATGCGCAACATCTGATTCGATGAAATCATCCCGTCAATCAATATCGGCGATTGCGATGGAGATAATAGCCTGGCTAAAAGAGCGGACCCTAAACGTAGCGCCATGACAAAAATAATAAGAGCGAGAATTAGAAAGGCAAATTTGGCGACGAGACTATTGGATTGGAGAAAACCGGAATCGCCTTGAATATATCTATTGGAAGAGAAGGGTTTTATAAAACCACTGGCTCCTTCAGAAACTTTACCAAACGGAGAAGAATTCATTGTATATATACAACCTTTATAAAAGGTTGAGCCAAAAACAACCAACCTTTTGAAAAAAGGTTGAACCAAAACAACCAACCTTTTGAAAAAAGGTTGAGCCAAAACCGAACCAACCTTTTGAGAAAAGGTTGAGCCAAAACCGAACCGAAATAAAACTTAATTGATCTCTAACTTCAATATTAAAAATTATAATAATTTGATTGCATTTAGGTTGGTTGTTTTGGTTCAACCTTTTCCCAAAAGGTTGGTTGTTTTGGTTCAACCTTTTCCCAAAAGGTTGAGTTTTGGTTCAACCTTTTCCCAAAAGGTTGGTTGTTTAAATTACAAAACTACTCTTTTCCTTATTATCGCTAAGAAAAGATACCTTAATCCGGAATTTATTAAACATATTGCCTAAAATACTTCCACCAAATCCGCCTTTATATATATTATACGCTTCTTGGGGATTAGATGCCGCTGACCAATACTGAAAGTTCGTTGTCCAGCCACTAAATCCTCCATTGGGCGTGACTAAAATATTAGTTTCTGGGCTCACTTTTGCCACTCCGGGTAGTACGCACGTCCTTACCAATTTTCCATCTAAATATAAGTCTAAAGTACGTCCGTATAAACTTACGATTAAATTGACCCATTTTTGTAAAGGAATATTGCTGACATTACATTGATGAATTATCGGCGAGTCTTTTGCAGCTTCTGCCGTATTAGTTGGATAACACGCTACCGCAACATTGAGATTATTCTCCATCGCCCCTAAAGTAATCGAGGGACTTGGGTTATTATCTTTATCTAAACGTCCTAAGATTATTTTGGGTTCGCCGAATCGATAGTTCCAATCATTCACGTAAAACCAGGTAGAATAGGTATAATTATTGGAATGCTTATTATTGGATAAGGTATTGGCTAATATAACTTGTTGAATATTTCCATCAGACATTTTAGTGAGTTGTGTAGTTTTGGAGAACATCCACATAATAAAATAAATAACCATTATTAGTAGTACAACACTTAGAATTATTTGAATAATTTCCATATTATTATATATATATATATTATGAAAAAATTTGACAGAATTGTATAAAGATTTATAAAATTGAAATAAAATTGTTATTATTAATAAATAGTATATGAAACAAGACAAAAAATGTCCATAAACATAATGCAGTCAATCTACGACCGCCGAGGCAACGTTGATCGTGTCCGAAAAAACTTCTATGTTAACATTGAATTGTTCGATGGTAACATATATGATATATACTTCCGCAGTAATGGCGACCGTGATGAGCGACCTGAGCAATCCGCAATCCTAAAAAATACCTTCATCAATGAAAAAGTGGGGTTTTTGCCCGTATTTATCGAAAATACCCTGGCGTATATTGATGTAAAAACAGATGTCATTGTGATGAAGAGCAGTATGGCGAATACTCCCATGTACTACGAGGGGTTCGAGCTGGTGACCTATGACATGTTCGACGGGGTCAAATGGAGTGGGGGCTTTAGTTATCCACCAGCGTAAGATGCGTACATCGCTAAAAGAACCCGTTGTTATTTTTTTTTATTTTTAATTTTTTAATTTTTTATTTTTAATTTTTTAATTTTTTATTTTTTTATTTTTTATCGATAAGAATTTCTTTCGCAATCCGGCGGATAATTTTATCTTCACTAATACTGATTTCACCGTTGCCGCCTGTCGATTGTTTAATCAATACCATATATTTATCATTGAGGCGCGATTCGCCGTCCAGACATTCTGGGTAAGTCGAGCTCCAGAGACCCATCAATTTCATATTGTTAAAAGAAATGGTTTTAATGGCGTAGCGGAGTTTGGGATTATTTCTCTCTTCTTTTTCCCATACATCGTGGTCCTTGACATATAATATCTCTCGTTTGGCATCGCTACAATGGATCGGTCGCTTATAAATATCCATACTATTCAACTTATCCAGCATGATCTTTGTAATTCCTTCGACGTAGCCGAGTTCGCCGACGCTTTCCAAATCCGACAGTTGGAGGTCAATAGAATTGGCAAAATCGCTAATATTCATAGCATCCTTGCATTGCTCATTCAGGAAGAATTGGAGATTGAAGGTTTTATTATTGCTATGTATATTACTATTATTAATGTTATTTGTATTGTTATTTGTATTTTTACACACATCGACGAGCTGTTTTTGTAGTTCGCTATTACTTCTAACTATATCGCCATTACTTTTTACTATCTCGAGCACGATATGTTTCATTTCTGCATTTTCTTTTAATAATAGCTCGATGATTTGCTGATTTTGTAATTCGGTATTGGGTTGTAGGGGTTCGACTGTGCATTTTTTATTATGATACCATAACCCAACACGCGAGTTATAAATTTTATTACAAAAATTGCACTCGAATTTATCTTGCTTGGCGACTTTAACTGTTATATTGGCTTTATCAGTATGTTTTCGTGTCACATTATGTTTTTCCATATCACTTTTTTTAGAACATGCATAGTTACAAATTATACATTCAAATTTATTATGCAATTTTGGCGAGGTATTTTGTAACATTGATTCTATAATCTCTTAATATAATAATTTGCCTAAATCCTTTCTATATATATATAAAAAAATTATGGTAACAAATATTTTCACACTTTAATAAATTTTGAGAGCGTCTTCTAGCAAAACGTGTTTTTTTCCGAATTCATTGGCATCGGAGAGCCCTATTTGAAAAAAGGACATTTTAAAAATGTCCAAAATGAAAAAAGTATTGCCAAACCTGGAAAAAAAATAAATGGTGATTTTGAATCTTTTATTTTTTGAGAGCATATATGCTGTTAAATTATAAAAGAATATTTTTATACATATTTTTCTAATTGTATTTGTAATTCACTATTATTTTTTACTAATTTAATTAACATATTTTTCATTTCTTCATTTTTTTCAATTATATATTTTTTTCAATTATATATTTTTTTCAATTATATATTTTTGTAATTCACTATTACTTTTAACTAATTCTGATAAAATATTTTTAAATTCAGAAATTTCATTTATCAAAAAAGTTATCAATTTGTTATTATCAATATTATCAATATTATTATTATCTATAATTGATAGTTGTTCTAATGGTTTAGTGCAATTTTTTCTATGAGCACAAAGAGTTGATAAATGTTTGTATTTTTTACCACATTTACACTTATGTTCTACTGATATTTTTTCCTCAATCGGATTCATCATATGTTTATGCTTACGTGTTAATAAATGTATATTATAATTACTTTCTTTACATGTTGTAAAATGACATGTATCACATGTAAATAAACTGATAGCATCTTCGTTTTTTTTTATAACAGGCTTTACCTCTTTTGGTTTAGGAAGTGGTTCAATACTATTCAAATTCGCATTCAGTAAAATAAAATATTCTTGTTCCTTCTTTCTTGCTTCATAATGATCCTTACAGTTAAAGAAATTTATAATTTCCATAGTCCAATTAGTCCAGCCACCATTAGCCCTAATTACTTCATATAATTTGCACTTATGGTTAGATGACTTAGTATTTATAGCATTTTGTTTATGCGCGTGTTTACGCTGGATAAAATTGGTAGTATGCCCCACATATAAATCCTTGATATTCTCATCTTTACAAGTTATTTTATAAATGATGGTAGTCGAGTAATCTATCTCAGTTTTAGGCATTCCTTTATAATATCAACTGATGTTGTCTTTATATCATAATAGTCTTATTATTATCTTATAACTATCTTATAACATCCCGGCACATCTACTACGTTTGCACCTTTTTTTAAAACCCGGGTTTTGCCACACTTTTTTAAAAAGTACGGTTTTGCCACACTTTTTAAAAAAGTACGGTTTTGCTGTACTTTTCTCAAAAGTACGGTTTTGCCACACTTTTTTCAAAAGTGTATATATGCTTGAAACAGTTCCACTTCGCTATATTCCCAAAAGGTTAACCCGAAAAGATAAATTATTGCAACGACAGATGCTGAAGAAATCTAGGAAACTCTATAAACAAGGGAAATATTTCACGCGTAAGCCTTTGAAATCCTATAAGCACCAGACTTCTAAACATATTTTGAAAGCCCGACGGCTATATAAAATAAAGAATATTACACCCTCGAGAGAATTAGCAAAGAAAACTGGTTGCTCCTTAGCCGCTTTAGAGAAAATCGTCAGTAAAGGCGAAGGCGCGTATTTTTCCTCCGGTTCACGACCCAATCAGACCGGTCAATCCTGGGGTCTCGCGCGTTTAGCTAGCGCGGTTACCGGCGGTAAAGCAGCCGCGGTTGATTTTAAGATTATTACAGAAGGATGTAATAAACATAAGCATGCCTATCGTTTAGCAAAAAAGGCAAAGAATAATTACAAGAATGGAATCCCCAAGGTTAAATTATAAACGGCTCCGCCTTCCCTCGTAAAGCCTGGTACATCGTCTCAATATACCCACGAGAGAGATTGTCTTTATAATACATGACATTGCTGATCCCGCCATTTAAACCATTCTGAGATCCCACTTGGATACTTTCATAGGTCATATAAGGTGAGATGCCGGGTTTGGAGCCGACCAATTCCCCATTAAGAAATACATCCATGGTCCCCCGGTCATAATTGACAACAATATTGTTCCACTTCTGATAGAGAATGTTTTTCATCTCCATTATTTCTATCGTTTTCTTTTGTCCCGGTTCTTGTTCACTTTCTACTAAGACTCGGAGACTATTCAGTTTAGCGTTAAATTCGATGGCGGGTTTACTGCCATAGGTTAAGATATTTGTATATCGGTTATAGGCGGGACTGGTATTGGGCGGCTGCGGGTTGAGATAAAACCATAAGGAGAGAGAATAGTGATAACTGAATCGCTCAACTTTATTATCATTTATCATATTACCTTTCCCGTATAATTCCTCAAAGGTACCTAAAGTCTGTTCTATATTGAGATAACTGGGCTCTTTTAACAGTTGTAAACCATTTTTCATTACATAAGCTGAGAGAAGTAAAGGGATCACTATTAAAAAAATGATGAGGATGATTTCGGCGAAAAGTAAAAGCCATACAGGCTTGGTGGTAATATTGTATTGATTTTTGAAATAATCAACAAAGGATATGAGTAAACAGGGAAGATACATCATAAAATTGAAGAGGAATGATGGGATAGAACCACTGGGGGCTTGTTGAGCTTTTGCAAAGAGAGGCTTTAAAAGCATATAGCCGAGTGCTAAGGCAATAATTATTATAATAAAAGAGAGACCATACTTAAATAATCCTAAAAAATTGCCATTGGCGATAAACGAACCGATGTTTTTTATAAGGAATATAGAGATAAAGAAAAATAAAAGAGTTGAAAATAGTTTGATTAAAAATCCGGTTTCGCCTTGCCCTTCTACTAAACCTAAAGTGATGTTCTCTCTTAAAAAGAAGAATAGGAGGACATATACCAGGGCTACAAGTAAAGTTAACATGTTGGCATACTTTGATGAGATACTAAATGGATTGTATTTATAAAGAATAATGATAAAAATGATGTATTCTAATATTTCTAATAAAGCGATATAGGAAGGTTGTTTGTATATTGTTTTAGATAAGGTCATTAATATACACTTTTAAAAAAAGTGTGGCAAAAACACACTTTTAAAAAAAGTGTGGCAAAAAACACTTTTAAAAAAAGTGTGGCAAAAAACACTTTTAAAAAAAGTGTGG